AGGGAGTAGATGGTCTCCACCCGCTGCCGCTCGGCAGCAAGCAGCCCCCTTTCCGCTGCCTCCTGTCCGCCTGCGGGGGCGGGAGCGGGAGCTGCGACTGGTGCCGGTTCAGTGGTAGCGGCGGCCTGTCTGGCCTGCTCCTCCGCCGCCCTGGCAGCGTCAATCAGACCCTGCAGCTCGTCAAGTCTTGCATTTTCCTCGGCAGTCAGCTCCCGCCCCTGGCTCCTGGCCAGGGTCAGGATAGCCTGCTGCCGAGCAATCAATTCTCTCATGCCCATATTGCTATACCTCCAATCCTAGTAAATTTAATCCTACCTGCTTTTCCCAAACCGAGAGGGGAGCGGAGCATGGACTTTGTACAGGGGGAGCGTCCATGCTGCGCCCCACGCCGACGGTCGGGTCAGCGGGAACAGATACGATAGAAATCTCAAACGGAGTCCATCGGGTGGCCACCTCGCAGGGGCCTTGGTGCTTCCCGTTGGTGCTCACCGCACCAGCTGCCACCGACTCCCACACATCGACCATGTACCCGACGGAAACCCCCTTAAGGGTTCCGGACTCCATCTTCTTGCGGATCTTCTCCGAAGCCTCGTCATCGTCCAAGGTGACGATGGCCTTGCCCCTCCCGGCTTCGATCCAGGCGCGGTCAATCTTTCCGATGACCTCGTCCCTGTCATGGTTAAAGAGCAGGACCCCGATATCGTTAAGCCGGGACAGGTCGACGGACTCAGGATCATGATCCAGGACTTCCACCCCGAACCAGCGCTGGTAAGGCTCCTCCGAAGAGAAAGACAGCTCAAACTGCCTTTCGTTGTCGGTGGCGCTAATCCCTGCAATCTCCCGGATCAGCTCATCATTCGTCCCCGGAAGCGACCGGCTCGTAGTTGGACTCGCCGCCTTCTCCTCCCGGAGTAGGCGGATTGACCCCGGAGCCATCGCCCCCAGAGCCTTCTCCCTCTCCCTCTTCTCCTTGCGGCGGCTCCTCCGCCGCCGGGTCGACATCTTGCGCATATAAAATCCTCCCTAGGTCGATGCCCTTGGACTTGCCATAATCCAAGACCTCGACCATGTCATCGACGACCTTGTGCCAGTCCTGGCCACCTTCTGCAGAGGCCTGTTGGAAGGTCTTCTGGCCAGTGGCCACGGCGATCTGCATAGCCTGGACTTCCTTCAAGGGATCAATCCACCGCTTCGGAGCAGCCACCCATTCATGGGCAAGGTATATGTCCTTCTTGTCCTCCTCCCAGAAGTCCGGGATGGAGAACAGACCCGACAGCACACCCGAAATGATAAAGGACTCGTAGACCTCATCAAAAAGCCCCTCCATGATCAGCTCGGTGTCTTCGATGTATGTCTGTTCGTCTTCGATGATCCCCTGTCTGGCGGAGCTATAGTTGGACTGGCTCATATCCCGGCTGGTGGCCTCGTAGGAAAGACCCTGGCCGGCCCCGATCAGGCGCTGTTGAAGCTTGACATACTGCGCGGCATCCGTAGCCTGACCCGTCGGGTTGACCACCTGGATTTCGTCCCCCGCATTCAATTCCTTGATCATGCCGGGAGTGATCGATTTCCCATCGTAGGTAAACCGCTCCCCGGTCGCCCCGATACCTCCCCGGCCTATGCCAGTGGTGGGGATCGTCTTTTTGATAAATACCGCCAGGCAGGCGGCAACCCTCTCCTTGACCGAAACGGCCGTCATAAATTCGTTGGTATCCCGAACCCTGGTAACCGTAGGTGCCAGGTCGGACACCTCCCGGATCTGGGAGGGGCGGTGCTTGGTGAACAAAAAGATCATGTCCTTGGCCGGGACATACTCCGAATTGATGGAGGTCGCCCCATCCACCGTATACTGCCGGATCCAGTAGCCGACGGGGCGGTTGTAGGCGTTGTACTCAATCCCGCCTACCACCCGGTTCCCCTTGTGCCTCGGGGTCATCGCCCCGGTATCCAGCTCGTCCACCTCCAGCGCCTGCAGGCGGAGAGGTACCACGCCTCCCCGCATGTAGCACTTCTTGAACAGGATGCCGCCGTCCACTTTCTTCCGCTTGACAGCCATGCGGGCCATCTGCATGAAGGATTGGGTCTCGGTCACATCGCAGTTCTGTTTCTTACACCACTTAAGCCAGGCCGCCTCGATCTGGGCGTTCAGATCCTCGCTTGGCGTCCTTGCCTGGAGGGTGTAGCCAAGGCCGATCACGTTTCGCTTGTAGGCTCCGATAACGCTGTTGGCCATATCGGAGTTGCGCTCCAGATCCCTGGCTCTTGCCCTCACGACCTCCCGGTCATACCTGTCGGTCTGCTCCGCCGACTGGTTGAACGCATACCAGCCAGCGTTCAGCCTCCCATGGTCCCCGGCATCGTACCCACCCCGAAGGCTCGTCAGGTTCTGCCTCCAGGCCTCCCGCATGGTGCCCGCCTTTGGGGATATCCACCCAATGATATTGTCTAAGATGTTAGCCATGGTCACCTCCGGTCGAAGACTGCAACATAGCAGTCATCCAGGAGCCCCGCATTCCCTGACGCAACCTGCGCCTGCAAGTCGTTGCGCATCGCATACAGCTTGGACAGGTCCGCCCGGGTCAGCTGCCTGGACCCGATCTTGTAGGACTGCCCGCCCACCAGGATCCTGGTGATGGCGGCGTTGACCTCCGCAAGCATGCTCTGGGGGGTTACCTCCTGGGTTTCCTCGGTGGCCGTGGTGTTTGTTGTCGTGTCGCTCATCCGCGCCACCTCCTCTCTATAACCATGACTCGTTGTTATCTATCCATCTATCCTCAGCTGTCGCCCCTGCCTCGGGGTTGGCCTGATTCTTCTGGGGCGTTACCTGCTGGCCTTGGATGTGCAGCATCCGAACGCCGTTAATGTCCGCCGCTGCCAATGAGTAGACCTCGCAGTCCAGATAGTGGTTATCGGCGTGGGAAGCCTTGGGCTTCCATACCTGCTTCAGCACGCCTCCCTTTTTCTCGCTGACCTTTTGCTCGGCCGTCACCTGCTGGCAGTACACGAAGTCGCACCCCTGGTAGACCATCCAGGAGCCTTTACCGTTCTGTCGGTGCATCCTGGACGCGATCATGTCCTTATACTTGCCGCTGTCTATGACCACCAGCGTCATACCATCCGCCCGGGAGTCAGCCCGGTTGACGGTGGATAGCTTGTAATGCCCCAGCATCTCCGTAGACGCACCCTTGGAGGGCACCGCCCACTCGGAATTACTGGCGCAAAAGTCGTAGACATCGTCGGAGTTAAAACCCGAGTCGATCAGAGCCAGGCACACGACCATGGGAGTGCCGTCCTGCATGTAGTAGGTGGAGTTCATGACGTCGGCCAGCTCCTCCCAGGACATCGCCTGACCGTGGCAGACGTTCTGGCTGGTGACATAGTCGCCATAAGCCCGGATCGTCCAATACAAGCAATCCTTCTGGACATCGACCCCGCCGGTAAGCATCTTTGCCCACTCGGGAACGATGAACTCGGGCAGATCCGTCTGCCGATCCAGGACGAGCTCCGCAGAGGTCTTAAGCTTCGTGTCCTCCCAAGGCTCCGCCAGCCAGGAATTGGTGAAATTCTGGAGCTTCTCCGGATCGTCCCGGGACTTAAGAAAGTTCCTGGCAATCTCCGAAAAGCTGACGAAGGGGCTGTACAAGGTGTTAATCCAAAAGCACACCTTTCGGACGAACCTTGTTTCCCTCCGAACTGGCAGCCACTCCCCGGACTGCAGCATCCGAAGGCGCTGCTGATTGGTGATCACCGCCCCGCACTCCTGGCAAACGTAATAGGCATACTCAGCCCGGTCAGCGTCCGAAAGATCCTCCCCGTCATCCGCATCAGACGCGCCCAGCGCCTGCAGCTGCTCCTTGACCGTCTCAGCCCCGTAGGCCTCCGTTAGATCCCGGCTCTTGCCCGGCCACCTAAGGTTGGCAAAGTTGAGCTCGATCATCTCCCCACAGTGAGGGCAGGGGACGAAGAAATGCTTTTCCAGGTCGGCGCTTTCTTTCGCCCTCCAGATATGGCCCGTTCGGATAGTTGGGGTAGAAGTTTTAAAGATCTTCCTGCCCCTAAAGGTCTTGGTACGCTCTTCGGCCAGCGAAACCGGGTCGGCCTCCGTCTTGGAAGCCCCCGGGAACTTGTCTATCTCGTCGATAAACAAGTACTTCATGGCAAAAGATGCGACACCGACGGGGGAGTTACTGCCAACGATCTTGACAAACATGTCAGAAAAGCCAAGCTCCAACACCTTGGAGGTATCGTCATACTTGCGCTTTAGCGGATCAGATGCCTTGATCATCGGTTGCAGGCGCTTTGCGCTGACCGTTTCGGCCAGCTCCTGGGTAGGGTAGACGATCTCCACGGGGGAGGGGTCCTGCATGATAACCCAGCCCAGCATATTGTTCATACACTCAGTACCACCCACCTGGGTGGGCTTGACGAAGATGATCTCCTCGGTCTCGTAGCTGTTGAACTCGTCCATGATGCCCCGAAGGTATGGCGTCCTCCGGTTGCTCCAGGGACCAGGCTCTGCCGACGTCAGGGAATCAAGCACCCGGTAGCGCTCCGCCCAGTCCGAAACGGTGATGGTCTCAGGCGGCCTTAAGGCCTCCAGCGCCCTAAGCTGGTAGTCGGAGCAGGTAAACTTGGAGATCCGCAGCGGCTTTCTCTTGAGCTTAAGCTTCTGCATCGGCATTGATTTCCACCTTCTTCTTCCTGCCTCGTTTGGAGGGAGCCTTGTAGGTCGGTGGCTGCTCGGATCCAGCGGCAATGAACGATAGCAGCATCCGCTTGACTTCCTCCAGCAGCTCCGCCTCCACCCTTCTGGCCTCGGTCGGGTCGATCTGATCCGAAAGCATGCCCACCAGCCGGGTAGGCATGGAGAGAGCAAAGCGGCGGAAAGTCGAAAGAAAGCTTTCGTACTCCGTCTGAACGGTGTTCTTGAGGACATACTTACCGGCAGCGATGTCAGTCTTGATGTTATGGAGCTCCGCCTGGGACTCCTTCAAGGCGACCTCGGCCTTCAGCTTTTTCTTCTGCAGATCCTGGTCGACCTCCGAGGGAGGGCGACCCCGCCTTTTGTCCCGGAGGAAGACGACATATGCGGTGACACATTTGTCCTTGTTGTATTTGCCCCTCCCCCCGACCTTTTTCTCCGTCCGGGGCAAGACCCCATCCGAGACTAGCTGGTCGATGTACCTAGCCGTGCAGCCAAACAGCTTAGCCAGGTCGGCCGTGCCGACCCACTGGATGCCGTCGTCCTCCTCGGGAGGGCTACTGGCCGTGGTGCTAGTTTTAGTTGGCACTGTTACATTCTCCTCTTTATTTGTGGTTATATTGCATTGAAACTAGAGATATGGTTGCTATCAACATCAATATATGTTTATATAGCAACGAACATTAAGATAAATTTCTGCTTTTGGCGGCAAAAATATTGGACTCGCCGACC